TAAAATCACCTAATAATTGATTTGACAATCCACCAATAGCAGACAGTGGATTAGCATTAGGATTGGCAGAACCGTTTTGAGAAAGATTTCTAGAAACAGCATTTACACCGTTAGGAAAATTAGAACTATTTGAAAACGTATTTGTCGTGAGAGTATTAAAAGAAGATGTTATTCCATTAATAGCACTAGTCACACCGCTTGATATAGATCCTAATGATATGGCCATCTTACTTTCCTAAAAGCTGTCTCAATTTTTGTCCCTGTGGAAGATATATTTTTGTACCTGCAACAAAGTCATAGATAGGATCTTTAATAACGTCTAAGTTTCTTTGCGCAAAAATCCACCATAGATTTTTTTCTCCGTAGAGATCGTAAGCTAATAAATCAGGTCTATGTGTATAAGACGAAGTTATTTCATAAAGAATATCATCAGAGGCTGCAGGTACAGCACGTATTTTCATAATATCAAGATACCCAGAACTTGTAATATTAGTTGTGCCGTAAGGACCTAGTGTCTTACTATTAGTTGCCATTATACAAAACCTTCCTTACCGTTAATAAATCCACCTTCAGCAAACTTCTTAAGATCAAATCTTGACACAGCACGTCTTGCATAATTTGGCTGGCAAGTAACAGTAACCGTTGATTTAGTTGGTACATAGTTTGGGGACGAATCTCCTGGTACAACCACAGGAATGTAATCAACATCCTGAGGCAGATCTACTGTAAAGTTTGTTATAACTACAGGAATATCATTAAGAACATATTTCCCATAACCGTTTAGTCTTGATACTAAAGGAGGATTACCAGTTTTATCACCACTGCCATAAAACATTTTGGTCATAGTTCTTAAGAAATGTAAGCAAGCTACCCAATATAGTGCATCAGCTTCGTTCTCGTTGTAAAAATCACCTGTAATAGTTATATTATCAATACTGCTGTTCTGATATGCGTTGAAGGGGTAATTAGTATGTGTAGGCGAAATTTTTGCATATGAAGCAGTATGCCCTAACAATATTGTTGGATTAAAAGGAAACACCATTCTGCCTCCAGTTCTACCTGTACCAGAAAAAGAAGCAAAAACAGGACTAGTTGCTATGTCAGCAGGAATACTTAAACTAACACGCCAGTCACCAGCTGTTGATGTATCTGTTCTGTTTGAAACAGCGTCTTCTCTAGCTATGGCAACTTGTACAGATCTATCACGTGGGTTAGCTCCAACAAACACTCCCTGTGCTGCATTGCCTACACCGCGGAAGGCGCCACCTATATTTTTGAGTCTAGAGCCATTGCCTAATAAGTTATCAACTATACCAGCTACTCTAGCTGCTTTATTAATAGTACTGCCAATGTTAGTGCCTGCAAGTATGCCGCCAAATTGGCTGTTAAATTTACCCAGTGTTGAGTTAAGGCCGCCAGTAATGCTGCCTATAACACCCGAGACACTAGAAAAGTTAGATGTTGCACTGTTAATTGCACCGCCTATATTAAAACCACCAAATAATGACATAGATACTCTCCTGTAAGTATTTAGTTGACAAAATTATCTATGTATATTATAATAGTTAGTGATCCGGAGAATCAGAATGAAAACAAAAAATTATTTAAACAATAAAGACATACTAGCAGAGATTCATAAATCAAAAAATACGTATTGTAGCTATGTATCACCAGAATACGGCGACTATGACATCATTTTGCCTAGTCTAGAAAAAATCAATGTAAGAACAGTTGCAGAAGCTAAACGCAATAAAGCTAAAAAGCTAGGTAACGAAAGTTACGATGCAAGGCGAGCAGCAGGAGAAAAGATTAAGCAAAGTGATTGCGAAGTTGATTATAAGAAAATAAACAAGACTGATCTTGTATTTCGTATAATGACATTTGATCATATACCGGACGAAAGTGGGCGAAAGAAAAACCCCAAAAGTATTGCAGACAGCAAAACCAAATTAAACTTTCCACCGTTCCAACATTGGAAATTTGACGACAACGACGAGTTAGTCTGCGTAGGAAAAAGTCATTGGACTGGCGGTATGCAGAACGGACAATTTTCAAAAGATCACGGACAAGCTACAAGAACCCTTGCAATGATGTGGATGAAGCTATGCGAAAGATACGCTACTAGAGGCAACGTTCGAGGTTATACTTACAACGATGAAATGCGCGGGCAAGCCATTTTACAACTCACACAGATAGGATTACAATTCGATGAAAGTAAGTCTAACAATCCTTTTGCTTATTATACTGCTGCCGTTACTAACAGTTTCGTGCGAGTTATTAATATTGAAAAGCGTAATCAAAATATTCGCGACGACATCTTAGAAATGAATGATTTGAATCCGTCATTTACAAGACAGCATCAAGGCGAATTTGAAGCAGCTCAAAAAAGATACAATGACAGCAACGGCGATTCGTAAAATTAGTCTTGACTTTTATTACATCTTATCTTACACTAGTAAAACAATCGGAGTATAACTTTGTTTAAAAAGACAGCAGTATTTACTGATATCCACTTTGGATTGAAAGGTAACTCTACAGTACACAACAATGACTGCGAAGAATTCGTAGACTGGTTCATTGCCACTGCTAAGGAGCAGGGTTGTGAAACAGGCATTTTTTGTGGAGACTGGCATCACAATAGAAACAGCCTCAACCTAGCAACTATGGATGCAACTATTCGCAGCATGGAAAAGCTAGGTGCTGCCTTTGAAAACTTCTACATGTTTGTTGGAAACCACGACATGTACTACAAAGATAAGCGTGATGTTTCATCAACTGCATTTGGTAGACACATACCAGGCATCACATTTGTAGACAAGATTATGGTTAGTGAAGATGTTGCACTAATTCCGTGGCTTGTTGGAGACGAATGGAAGAATATCGAAAAGATCAAAACAAAATATATGTTTGGACATTTTGAACTTCCTTACTTTTATATGAATGCTATGGTACAGATGCCTGATCACGGCGATCTCAAAGCAGAACACTTCAAACATCAAAAGTATGTGTTCTCAGGACACTTTCATAAGCGTCAACAACAGGGCGCAATACACTACATTGGCAATGCATTTCCGCACAACTATGCAGATGCATGGGACGATGCACGAGGTATGATGATTCTTGATAAAGAAAATGACGGTGAACCAGAGTATATTAATTGGGATAATTGTCCTAAGTATAGGACTGTATCATTGTCAAAGCTATTGGATAAGACAGAAGAAATAATCAAATCAAAGATGTATCTGCGTGTTACTCTGGACATTCCAATCAGCTACGAAGAAGCAAATTTTATCAAAGAAACATTTATGTCTACATATGACTGTAGAGAAATTACACTGATACCGCAGAAACAGATTGAAGAAATTTCAACTAATTTAGATATCAGCGGATTTGAATCCGTAGATCAAATTGTTGCGGGCGAAATATCAGAACTTGATACTGATAATTTTGACAAGAAAACACTGCTAGAAATATATCACGGGTTATAATGACAATAAAAATTAAAGATCTTACTGTAAAAAACTTTATGAGTGTGGGCAACCAAACTCAAGCTGTTAACTTTAACAAGGAACAGCTAACTCTAGTGCTTGGCGAAAACTTAGATCAAGGAGGTGACGATACTGGTTCTCGTAACGGTACAGGCAAAACTACTATTATTAATGCACTCAGTTATGCACTGTACGGCCAAGCATTAACTAACATTAAGAAGAATAACTTAATTAACAAAACCAACAACAAAGGCATGTTAGTTACACTGCACTTTGAAAAAAGTGGTGTTGATTATAGGATTGAGCGCGGACGCTCTCCTAATCTTCTTAAATTTTATATAAACGACGAAGAACAAGAACTCACAGACGAAAGCCAAGGTGACAGTAGAGATACGCAGAACACTATTGACACACTGTTAGGCATGAGCCATGATATGTTTAAACATATCCTTGCACTAAACACCTATACTGAACCGTTCCTAGCTATGAAGCAGAACGATCAAAGAGCTATTATTGAGCAACTGTTAGGTATTACTATACTTTCTGAGAAGGCAGAGTCTCTAAAAGAACAAGTAAAACTAACCAAAGATGCAATCACAGAAGAGACACTGAAAATCAATGCTCTGCAAGCAGCTAATGCTAAAATACAGACAACTATTGAAAGTTTAAAGTCTACACAGAAGGCTTGGCAGTCAAAAACAGCACAAGATGCGGCAAAATTACAGCAAGCTATACAAGAATTAGAGCAACTTGACATTGATCAAGAGCTTGAAAATCACGAAAAGCTGGCTAATTGGTCGGAACTTAACAAGCAAATTACGGCTCTTAATAAAGAAAAAAGCACATTGGACAGTGCTCTACTGCAAGCAGAAAAGACTGTTAAAAAGGTCGAAAAAGACATTGAAGATTTAGAAGAAGCTGTTTGCTATGCATGTAATCAGCCCTTGCATGCTGACAAGAAGCAGGAAATTCTAGCTAAAAAGAGCAAGGAACTGCGTGATGCAGATACTTACTATCAGGAAGTTAGCACAAAGTTGAGCGATACTGTAATGGCTCTTGCTCAAATAGGAAATATCAACGGCAAGCCAAACACTTTCTATGAAACTGCTAAGGAAGCCTACGATCATCGCAACAATGTTGAGAATCTTAAGAAGGCACTTGAACAAAAACTTAACGAAGACGATCCTTATCAGGCGCAAATTGACGAGTTAAACAAGACTGCTATCCAAGAAATAACTTGGGGAACTGTTAACGATCTAACTTCTTACAGGGAACATCAAGAGTTCTTGTTAAAACTACTGACTAACAAAGATAGCTTTATCCGCAAGAAGATTATTGATCAAAATCTAGCCTATCTAAACAATAGACTAACGTACTATCTAGACAAACTAGGACTTCCACATCAAGTTGTGTTCTTAAACGACCTAAATGTTGAAATCACACAGCTAGGACAGGACCTAGACTTTGATAACCTAAGCCGCGGTGAACGAAATAGACTTATTTTAGGTCTCAGCTTTGCATTCCGTGATGTATGGGAAAGTTTATATCAAAATATCAACTTACTATTCATTGATGAGCTAATTGACAGTGGTATGGATACTGCGGGAGTTGAAAATTCACTAGGTGTCCTTAAGAAAATGGGTAGAGAACGTCAAAAGAATATCTATCTAATCAGCCACAAGGATGAATTAATTGGAAGAGTTAACAATGTCCTTAAGGTTATTAAGGAAAACGGCTTTACCAGTTACGCCAATGACATTGACTACGTAGACTAATGGAAAAAGACACGCACGAATTACTGATTCAAGCATACCTTGAGTATTTTAAGACTCACGATCGCTTTAAGCTGAGTAATTCGGTGCGTAACCATGTAGCTGCACGAAGGCATTTAAGAGAAATACGCAGGCTCGCTAAACTACGCATGGAAGAAATACACAAATCACACAATGAAGTTAAACAACTCAAGAGAGAGGCAGCTAAAAACGAGCCTCGGTAAGTACACTCATGCAGTGGACTTATCAAGGTAACATCGTTGAACAAATACCAGAAGGCAAAATAGGCTTTGTTTACCTTATAACCAATCTAAAAACTGGACAAAAGTACATAGGCAAAAAACTTGCACAATTCAAACGTACAAAACCTCCGCTAAAAGGCAAAAAACTCAAAAGGCGTTCCACTGTAGAAAGCGACTGGCGTGATTATTGGGGTTCATCCGATAGACTCAACGCTGACGTTGCACAATTAGGTCCAGAAAACTTCACTAGAGAAATACTTTACTACTGCACTTCCAAGGCAGAAATGTCATATATCGAGGCAAGAGAGCAATTTGACCGCCGTGTGTTAGAGACGGATGAATATTATAACGGAATTATTAATTGTAGAGTGGGCGGTTCCGATAAATTGCGTAAGGCACTTCTAGAACAGGCAAATCATACCAACACTTAAGGTTGGCGGGCCAGTTTAGTAATACCGCTGTGGAAAAACCGGGGTGATATCCGGACACGTAACACATTGATCAACCCCCTAAGGGAGGCAGGCCATCAGACAAATTGGGCTACTGGTTGATGTAGATTGACTGTTGGCAGTCGAAAAACGCATATTGCTCATAAAAACCTCTTGCACTAGGAACGAAGCGGAGGGTAGCAGTAGAAATACTGTAATGTCGGCGTAGGTTGGGAAAGGTCAGAGCCCATTGAGCAGCGCACAAACACCTACTTCCATGTCTCGGCTGTGACTACTCACATGAAAACCAGAGATAGGATGGAACCGTAGTAGGTTCCGTCTGACTGAAACAATCTACATGAAGTTTAAACAATATCACTTCGTGATATTGCTCTTATATCACTATTAAAAAGAAAAATATGTGTTTGAGCGATAGCGAAAACACGTATCAACGTAGTTGATACTTAAATAGTAAATCAAAAAGACTTTGAATAAATAAATCATATAGAGCTTAGGACTTGAACAAATGAAAATTTCTGATATTACAAATGAATCTGAACTAGTAGAAGGACCGGTTCTAAATAAAATAGGTTCTGCTATCGGTAAAGGCGTAGGAACTGCTGCTAAAGCTGCTGGTGCTGTTGCTGGAGGAGTAGCTGGTTTAGGTAGTGCCCTTAAAAAAGGCTATCAAGCTGGTAAATCAACTGTAGCAGGTGCTGGTGATGACGAACAAGGTAATGTTCAACTTCCGCCAGCTGCACAAAAAGCTCTTGATGTTCTAAAATCTCTTTCACCACAGGATCAAAAATCTGTAGTTTCAGCACTACAAACTCCTGCTAAGCCAGCTAGTGCTCCAACAACTGCTGCGGCTCCTGCTAAGCCAGCTGCTACTACAGCAGGACCAGCTAAAGCTACTGCACCTACTGGCAGTAGAGTAGAACCTACACTTAACAATCCAGCTGCCGCTGCTAATCCAGCTAATAAAGCTGGTAGTGATTCGTTTGAAAAGGCTAAAAGCAACAT